CTTCTCGCGCTGGAAATATCTCATCGTCTTGATTCGGTGGCGAATCGATATCGCTTCATCGAACGCAAGCAAACAGGAATCTTTTCCCTTCAGCATCTCATCGCAAGCCTGGTCTACCGTTGACCACAGCCATGACGTTCCATTGTCAATCCAGGAAGAGCTGATATAAATATCGAGAGGTTCTTCCTGAAGTTCAGGAACATTGGCATAGAATTCATCCTTCATGTACGGCACTGGACGCACGATCTGATAAGGTGACAGAACACTGTCTTCGTCCTCTTTCTTGATCTGTCGAAACTCTTCACGGACAAGCACGGTCGAACGATATCCACGTCCGCCATCTCCGGGAGCAACAACCGTAATAGTGCTCCCATTTTTGAAGTACACGATAACCTCATTCTGGTTATCCTTCACTTTGCGGATTTCTTTCCGTAGCGGAGCTGACATTTTCATCAGCTCTTTTTCAATCTTTTCTGAAACAAGCAGTTTCGCCTGCTTCTTTGTCCCTGATGCAATAACCACCATAGAGTTCGGATAGAGGATACAATAGATACATGCGCCAAGTGCTACAATGAATGACTTGGCATCAGCACGACTCGCAATGATTACAAAAAAAGAATTAAGCCCCATCAGATACAGAATAATAATCTGATACAAATAGAGTTTAATTCCAAGGTAATCCATCGCAAACCTGTGAAAATTTCGCCTGAAAAATGTAGTCCATAGTATAAAATGGTCTGCGTTTTTCTCATCACCAAGAAACGTATCCGGTGGGAAACGAGTGAACAGCTCTGCCTGACGATCATCAGCATTTCTGTTACGATAATGCTTTCTCGGCATAGCCTCACTCATCGTCATCACCGCCATCATCTTCGTCTTTTACATAGAACTCAGGATCTTTGTCCTTTGTCCCGAAAAGAATATTCTTGATTGGGCGAACAACCATGCGCTGAAAATAATCGCCGATATTATCAAAGTCTCTGTAAAGCTCTTTGCCTTTGTAATATTCGGCTGGTGTAAACTGTTCGATCTGTTCAACAGTAACACCATAAACAAAATCTTCTGCAATCGCACTGTCACCAGCGGATTTCAGATTTCCGTTTTTATAGTTTTTTGTATACAGCTCAGTCATTTTCTGGAAGACATCCATATCACCTTCACGCGATGCTTTCAGTTGATGCATCTTGATGCGACAGCAGTCCATGATATAGTTTTCCTGGTTGCCATCGGCGCGAGGGTTCGCCGCCTTCAGCAGAGCGTAGTGTCGGTTCATCTCCGCATAATCTTCTGGATCGAAACCGGCCCCCCATTTTTTAATATCTTCGGCAGATATCTTATTTGCTTCTTCCTCTGCTTCAAGTTTCTCTCGCATCTTCTTTGACTTGAGATCAAATGTCATTCCGGCGAATTTGATTCCCTCATCCAAAGAATTGTCAAATGTCTTTCCTTTGCACTGAGACATGCCCAAACGTTTAAAGTATTGACCGATGAAAGCATCATCATCTTCCACCGGCGTAAATACATCATCGTTGTAATAAACATCGAAAGCCATACACATACGTTTCATCGCTTCTCTGCGATTACCGTATTTCCTAATATAGCCATCGACGATTTTGCCGAGACAGCTTTTGCAGACAGGCATATGCCTCGTTCCATTATAGAGAGAGCTGTTCGAACGATAATAATCTTTTGCTAAATCAAGTGATTCCTGACAACGGCAGCAAGTATACATCTCACCGCTTTCTACAGGTTTTGGCAACTCGCCACCCTCTTTCAATTATGAATCCGATTTCAACTAAAAAGCTCTTCGATTAATGTGCATAACTGATCAAAATTCAAATGAAAATCAGTTTCTTTGCCATTATCATTGCAGTACAAATGACAATAGAAGCCGTCATCATCTTCGTTGTCCTGATCATCTTTCTTGATAGGATAACCGCATGTCTGATCTTCGCAGCAGCATTTACCGCAGCAGTCGCAGTCATCATCGCAATAAGGCAAATCATATTCATCAGCTTCTTCAGAAATGATTGCTTCAATTACACAATGCTCCGGCAGTTCATTTTTATAAACAATCCCATAATGGCAGTCAGACGCGATAATAAGCAGACTCGCATCAAAGCCAAGATACGTTCCGTTAACAACTTCCTTTTCACAGCAGATGCAGACTCCATCATCTCTCTTGTCAACAGAGATCAGGTATTCATCGAAATAGTTGTCCCATTCAGGCGGCTCAATATTTATAATTTCGATTGCCGTGTCGGTAAATGTCAGCAGAGACTTCAGCAGCTTAACTGCATTATCATACTTCATGACGGCACATGCCATCTGTCCATCAAGTGCCACGTCCAGCAGATCTACTGAAATGTCATCGTAGCTGTTATATGTTTTAGTCTTCATTGCTATCTCCCTTGACTGCCTTTTTCAGTTTATCGCTGAACCTGCAATTTGGTCTCTTCGTTGCCGGAAACAGACGCACTTCATCCGTCTTCGGATCTCTTTGCAGTCTTTCCGGAATATCGTTAACTTCAAATTTTGCGAACTCTTTGATATAAACGCCTTCGCCGCTTATCAAAGCTTTCTTGATTTCATCTATCGCGCAGTCAAAAATTGCGGCAACCTTTTCATAATAGCTGCCTTCTCGTCTTGAGACCTTGCGAATAATGTCTCCCCTTGATACCATATAATCCTCCGATTTCAACTAATAATGATTTCTGATTTCAATCTAAATCTATTGGATAGCAGGCTTTCACACCGCTATTATTTACAACCACAACCATCTGCTGCGGTTTGCCAGAAATTCTCCTGGACACTGTAAAGTCATCGCCTGTTCCGCAAAAGCTTCCGCTTCGAATCATCTTGACTCCCGAAATGTCATCATAAGAACAATGATGCATATGACCGTACAGAACAGCAGTCGGCTTTATACCAAGCATCATGACAAGCTTGGCAACTCCGCTCTCATTGAATTTGTCAAAGTCTCCGTGACAATAGATATAACAATGGTCACGGATGAAACACGTACCAATTGTCGGATCAATGTTCTCATCAACAAATTCAATATTGCTGATATGAGAAAGCGCAGCTTTCATATACCAAGGAACCAGATCGTCAAGTCTTTCGTTGCGAAGAACCTGATCTTTTAGTCCGATTCTTGAATGATTCCCAGGGACAGAAGCAACACATACATTTTTAAAATACTTGCTCAATTCATAGGCAAATGCGGAAATCAGTTCCGCACTTTTCTGAATCTGTTCAATCACATTTTCTCTGTTCTGCAACTGAGTAGTCCAATGGATGTTCCCACTGATGGAATCTCCAAGAAGAATCAGATATGCGTTTTCCGCAAGATGCGTTCTCTGAATCTCGATTACCTCAGAAAGATAACGGTTCAATCTCTGTTCTGCGATATCCGCATTGTAGGAACCAAAGAATCCATTGAACTCAGCGCCCAAATGAAAATCAGACAACGACACAATAAGATCGTTATCTGATGTGATAATGTCATGATGTAATTCAGGCAAAGCTCTCTGTCCGTTTTCTGCGATGAGCATTTCAAGATTCTTCAGGTCTTCCTCTGCTCTTGCATTGTCACGGGAAATCTTATTCAAAGCTTTTCTCTCATCAAAAAGCTTCTGCTTTTCTTTTCGGATTTCATCCTTTGTTGCGGCAAGATCTTCAACATACGAATCATGTTCATACTGTTTGAACACACCGGCTTCATACATTTTCTTGGCGTACTGATACGGCTTTCGATATGCTGATTCGTTGCGATATACGGATTCGTCTTCTCTGAATTCCTTGTTCATCAGATCAGCGATGCCAACCCAGTCAAGATCAATCAGTCCAGCATCTTTCGCCTGTCCAAGCCTCCAAAGGTACTGTTCCTCGTTTTCGTTCTCTATTCTCTTTAAATCCAAATTAAATCTCCTGAATCAAACAATTTCGTCTATGTCGCAGTCCACACCGACAATAGCATCTGCAACACCGAGTTCCTTCGCCATTTCAGGAAGAAAATAGAACTCGCAACGATACTTCTTCTCGTATAACTCTTCGGTAATCTTGGTATGCTCAAGCACAAATTTCCTGATTGCTACTTCCAGTTCCCCGGCTTCAAAATCAATGCGGTCTTTTGCCTTGCTCATATTATCGATCACACCCGTATATCCTTCATGCATGAGATATTCTGCATGCGGCATGGTAAACCTTTTGTGACCGGCAATGGCAATCAGAAATCCCATCGACATACACATGCCCTGATTCACGGTATACACAGGAGTCTTTGATGTGATGATGGTATCGATCAGACCAAAGCCATCAGAAACAGAACCGCCAGGTGAATTGATATAAAGAATAATCGGCTTGCGCTCTTCAACCGGAAGTCCCTTATCCATTCTGTTGAATCTCAGAATATGAT